CAACCCAAGCGATTATGCGATTCAGACAGGGCGGTCTGATCGGACACCCTGAAGATTATGTCGACGAAAAAGTCGAAAAAATTAAAAGGAATTATTACTAATGGCAATATCTAGATTAAGAGCACTTCAACAATTTGTAATACGAGAGTTTTTTAAAGATGCACCTACAGGTGTAATGAGAACTTTACCTAACCAAGAACTTGTTGACGTGAATGTTCAAGTTTTAGCACAACGTCTAATGCAAGGCGGTATTGATCCAACTACATTAAAAAATGCTAACCAGGTTGAGAACGCTCTTAATATGATAGAAAGTAGACCACCAGTTCAACAAGGGATTAGATCCACGAGTTCTGCAAAAGTATTTGATATGGAAGGTCAAGAAATACCAAAAGGTTCTAAAATTATGGGTGGTAAAGCAGTTAAAGAAACAGAAGCAGAGATTTTAGAAAGAATAAAAAGAGAAAACAAAGAAGCTGTTGAAAGAATGAGAAATAAAAAATTTTTAGAGGATTATGAAACGAGTGAGGCTAAATTGAGAGAAAAATTAAATCCTAAATCTACTACTTCTTTAGATGATCCAATTAAACGAGTTTATGAAAGAGAAAAAAAAGAAGGTAAATTTGAAAATATTCGTCTTAGAGATGGGAGAAAAATAGAATCAGAGGAGGATTTTAGAGAATACATTGATGAGTTAAATGAAGATAGTAATTTTGCACAAGGTGGCCGTGCAGGGTTTAAAGATGGACCACTTCCTATAAAAAAAGATGGATTTTTTATAAGTCCTGATTTTAGTAAAATGACTCCTGAAGAAATAGAGTTATACAAATTACAAATGGAAAGAATGAAAAAAGGTTTTGAAAAAAAACTTTCTCCAGAAGGTTTAGAAAAATTAAAAATTCAAAAACAAATAAGAGAACAACAAAGAAAAGATATGGGTTTGCCAGAGGGTATTCAACTTTTAAATAAAGGTGGACGTGCAGGGTTTAATGTAGGTGGAGCTCCAGGCCCAGGAGCACCAAGTATAAAACTTAATCCTAAAGCAGGACCCATGGGACCTGCTTTTGAAACAGACGATCCAAAAGAAGCTGCGAAAGAAATTATTAGAAGGTTAATACGGGTAGAAGGAGCTCAAATTCCATTAACAAAAAAAGGATTACTAGGGATCGCTATGCCAAGTGTAAATAAAGCAGGTATAGGTGGATTGTTAAATTTATTAGGTGGTGAGTTAGACTTTGGTGCAAAGAAAGATTTTAGCACAGGTGCTAAAGATTTTGGATTTAGATTTAGAAAAGAATTTGGAGGTGGAAAAGATAAAAGGGCAAATAAAAAAGAAGGTGGTAGCATGACCAGAAGAACTTTCTTAAAAATTTTAGGTGGCCTTGCATCTATACCTATCGTTGGTAAAATTTTAAAACCAGTTAAGATTGGTAAAACAGTTTCTAAAGTTCCAGTAATTAAAACAGCTCCTGTTGAAGGCAAACCAGAATGGTTTGATTCACTAGTTAACAAAGTTATTGTTGAAGGTGATGATGTTACAAAAAGATTTGCAACAGGTGAAAGACAAACTATCCACCAAAAAACTCTTGATGATGGTTCCGTGGTTCGAGTTACAGAAGACGCTGACCAAGGCGCTGTAAGAGTAGAATATGAAAGTTCAGAAAATGTATTTGGTGATCCAGTGCAGATGGAATACAAAAGACCATTACCTGATGAAGCAACACCAGATCCTGCAGCAGAGTTTACTACAGCAGAATCAGGTCCAGTTGGCAGACAATCAGGTCCTGATGATTATGATATAGAAATAGATGAAGTGGGTGGTACAAGTATTAGAGATTTAGATTCTGATGTTTCAAAACTAAAAGAATATGCAACAGGTAAAAAACCTACGATCAAAGAAATGATGCAAAACAAAAGAAGAAAAGATAAGGCTGCAGCTATATCAGAAGATTCACAAGCACAATCAGATGCAGTAGTTAGAAGACAAGGTGATTTTGTTGATGATGATTTTTCACCTGACTTTGCATCAGGTGGTATTGCTGGCATGTTAGGAGAATAATGAACCCGTTTAAATTTGGACTTATAGGTAAAACTCCTCCAGGAAAATTAAGAGATATATTCAAACACCTTACAAGAGAAAAAATAAAAAAACCAACTCTTCCAGATGTTTTTCCTGCAAGTGAAGCACAGATACCTGAAAAAACTTTAACTAGAGATATGTTTAGAGAAGCTCAAGAAAGATTTAAAAATGCAAAAGCAGATGGTGGTATGTTAGTAAAACCAGGTTTTGGTGGTACGAGGCAGGGGTATAGAAGTGAAAAAATCCAAGCAGTAAAAAGAGGAGGGGATAAAGAATTATTACTTAGATTAGTTAAAAAAGCAAATGAGGGTTTTAAATATGTTAAAAGAAAAGACTTACAAGTTCAAGCAGGATACAAAAGATCAACAAACATAACGGCTAAGGAAATAGGATTAGATACATTAGAAACTAAATTAAAAGCATATGAATATTACCTTGATGCTATTCAAAGAGATGGTATACCGTATGAAATTATATCAGATACCCTACCTTATGTAGAAGAAGAAATAAATAATATTTTATCTCATATAGTAGATTTTAAGTTAGAGTTTAGT